CGTCTGGCAAGTTAGTTACGCCTAGCAGACCAACGTATCTATAACCAATAACAAAAATACTCTTACCAGCAGTGAGCGTGCTTGGAATGGTTTCACCAATGAAGTTTAATAAGCCAGCCTGTGTGTCAAAGAAGAATTCACCTGCGCCGCCAATACCTGGAGAGAAGATTTGTGTTCCAGTTGCCGCAGGATTGGCTGCCCCGGCTGTGTCAACATAGATTTTGACCGGCCAAGTTGACCCAAATTCTTGTGGTATCCAATCAGTTAAATTAGTTAGCCAAGTGGGATAGATACCGCCAATGGTAGGAACTGTAGTATCTGGAGTACATTCAATGCGACCAGTTGATAGATACCCTTGTGTAACTCCTGCAACAACTTGGGCAGTTGCTGGAATTTGATCCGACTGCATCCATATGATGTCGCCACGTAATAATGGTGGGCTTGCAATGCTTTCGTTTGACGGGCTCTTTTGGGTAGCCGTAGCAGTCTTTGCAACTCCGTTGAGTTTCTTGAATAAAAGATCAATATACTGCGCTGTTGAGATTGCCATTAGTTACTCGCCGTCTGTAATGTAAGAGCAGTCACAGACTGTCCGGATGCAAGAGCAATTCTTACATAAATTTCGTTTGTTGCGGTACTTGAACTACTGATAGTTCCAAAAGTACATGTCTTGCTAGAATTGGTCACCGCTGAATTTAATGTTACCGTTCCTCCTAGCGCACAACCATCACTGCCGTTGCCTGGTGTGTTGACGCCTGGATATCCAGCGCCACCATATGCCACACTCATGTCTATCCAGCCATTGGCACTTGAGCTTGAATCAATAACCGATCCCGGTAATGCTACCCACATACCAGCAATAGTACCTGTGTATCTAATATCAAATTTACTAACTGCGGTACGTACAAACTTAAATGTAAAGTATTGGGTTCCAGTTCTTCCTGAACTTAAATTTGGTCCTGCTGGCAAATATCCAGTTGCATAATTTGTTTGGTCGTGCTTGAGAACACCTGCAGATCCCGAACCAACCACCGTGGCATCGTATGTTTCAAGGGTGCTTGATTGACTATTAAATGCTGCCGCATTACTGGTATATGTTGGAGTGTTTCCTGATCCTGGATTTACAATTCGAAATGCATTGCCTGATCCTGTACCAATTGTGGAACCAATCACAACGTTAGCTTCATCGATAGCTGTGGCAGTTCCTGACTTCCATAACACAGTATTACCCAGTGCTGTGGTCAATGTCAGTGTGCCAGTAGAATAGCTATTGTTCACACTCATTGACGGGCCAGTTGAGCTGCCACCAAATCCTGTGGTAACACTAGCAGTGGTATTAGCACTAGCACTTGCAAATGAGTTTAGTACATTACTACCAATATTTGATGCGCTGTAGGTGATGCTAGACGGTGCCGCAAATGCTCCACCCGAAGATCCAGACGCTAGTGTGTTGGATGTAGGATAAGTGTTACCACTAACATTGGCTACATTAAATCCAATGGTAAAATTGTTGTTGTTGGTGTAATGCGGTATGGTACTGCTGTACAGCAAGTTAGCTGATCCTGGGGGAGCCATTGTGACTGAACTAAAGCTTGGAGCAGACGGGCTTGAATTATCATAGTACCAAACTGTGGTGTTGGTATTACTTGTAGCCGAGTCAGCAATATACAGCTCATTCCATCCAGCCGGTGCAGTTGTTCCGCTTACGGCTGCAGAGAACACATACCAGAAGCCTGCCGCAATGTTGGCATTGGCTGCATGGTAATCGTAATTATTGGTAATCACAAGATTACCGCCATATATGCCGTTGGCTGTAGGGCTTGCGCCTGTGTTAAGAGTCACGTTGCCCACATTAGCACCGTTACGAACTGCGGTGACAATTCCTGAATCACCTGGGCCAACTGTGGATATTGTATTAGTTGCATACGTTGCTACACGCAACACATTGGCTACAGAAGTTCCAGCAGCCACTGCACGATTGGCGCCCGGGGTATTGTCAACTTGTGTAATGTTAGCCATTCGGTAAGTTGCTATACCTGACAATGTGATTGTGGTATTGTTGGGGAAATTAGGTGGCGATGGCGGGACTAATTTCCCCAACACTTGATTGAGTAATGCTATTCCGTTTGTCACTGTTGTGGTTGTGGTTAATGTTACTGCATTGCTAATCAATGCACCTGCAGTATTAGGGCCCATGTCAGCATTGCTGCCAAGAATTCCAGTTAGTTGAGTGCCGTTACCCGAAATATAATTACCACTAATGTTACCTATACTAATCAGATTGCCACCACTAATATTACCAGTAACAGTCAGGTCCGATAGGGTGCCGACTGACGTAATATTAGGCTGTGCGTTAGTGTAGACTGTGCCAGCAATCAATGCATTGGCCACTTGGCCACTTACGTTTGCCCCTGACACATTAAATGCTTCACCGGCAAAATTTGCATAGTTGGCAGTGAGGTTTCCGCCCTCAGGTGCAAATGAACCATCACCACGAAGTACATTTGCTACATTACCATCTAGATTAATTGTGGCAATATTACCAATGCCAGAAACATTAGCAACATTGACTGAGTATGCAGTTCCGGCTATATTTGCATAGGCAGCATTGGCCACTTGACCACTTACGTTTGCACCTGATACACTATATGCAACACCCGATATGTTTGCATAGGCAGCATTGGCCACTTGGCCACTTACATTGGCACCTGCGACTGAGTATGCTATGTTTGCCAAAGCCACTGTTCCGGTAACAGCTGACCCTGGTATTGCAGATACACTGTTCAAGTTACCCGAATACGTGGGCAAATAATTGGCCACGTTTGCATTGCCATAGGCTTCTAGTAACCCAGTTAAGAACGCACCATTGCCCAAAATGTATGTTCCACTAATATTAGCAGAACTTGTTATGTTACCAGTAACAGTTAGGTTTGATAAATTACCAACGCTGGTAATATTGGGTTGTGCGTTTGTATAAACTGTGCCAGCAATCAATGCATTGGCCACTTGGCCACTTACGTTTGCCCCTGACACATTAAATGCTTCACCGGCAAAATTTGCATAGTTGGCGTTGAGATTTTGCCCTTCAGGTGCAAATGAACCGTCACCGCGAAGTACATTTGCTACATTACCATCTAGATTAATTGTGGCAATATTACCAATGCCAGACACGTTAGCAACATTGACTGAATAGGAAACACCTGATATGTTTGCATAGGCAGCATTGGCCACTTGGCCACTTACATTGGCACCTGCAACTGAATAAGCCACGTTTGCTATGTTTGCTAGTGCTACAGATCCTGTCACTGCTGATCCAGGTATTGCAGATACACTGTTCAAGTTGCCCGAATACGTGGGCAGATAGTTGGCCACGTTTGCATTGCCATAATTTGCCGGCAATCCTGTCAAGAAAGCACCATTGCCTAAAATATATGTGCCGCTGACATTGCCAGTTGCTGTTATTAATCCATTAATAACAACATTAGATGTGTTAAAGACTGCAACATTGGACACACCTGCTACACTAACACTTACTGAAGAATTAGCGGCAACTGTTACATTAGAATTCCCATTGATGATTGCAGTACCACCAGTGACTGACAAATTACTAAGTTTGCTACCGTCACCAACAAAATACCCCGATGTGGTAACATTGCCCGTAACTGCCAAATTAGATAGTGTACCAACACTGGTGATGTTGGGTTGACTTGCGGTTGTAATCCGCCCTGATATGTTGTTGGCTGATAGATTACCAGTTACATTTAGTAAGCTCAATGTCCCAACCGAAGTAATATTTGGCTGTGCGTTAGTAGTTAATGTACCGGTTAAAAATGTTCCTCTAAGATTACCAGCTGACAAATTGCCAGTGATATTTGCACTTGTGGCATACAACGATTTGCTAACAGCGTTAACTAGCACAGTAACACCGTCATCGGCAATGACTGATCCACGAAGATCAGCCACAATAGGACTGCCAAGACTTATATTACCAAATATAGTTCCGTCAATTGTGAGATTGCCAGTAACATATAATCCGCCATACCCAATGTATGCAGATCGAAATCTTAGATTAGGACTTCCAAGGCTGTAGACACTGTCAATTCTTGGTAAAATATGATTGTTGGTCTGTACTACCCCAGTGCCATTTGGGGCCAGTATCAAATTGCCATTGGTATTTGTTACACCAATAGTGTTATTGACAATTTGTATATTACTGCCTACAGGTCCGGCATCCCAAATATTAGCAAAATTATCATCAACTTTGATGAATGCATCACGTAAGGGGTCACCTTGGCCGTCGTTTGCAGTGTTTCCGTAATCAATTACTTGTTGTTGCGCTGCCATTTCTGTTCCATTATTGAATATTTATGGCGTATTGTTAGATAACAATTGTGCGTTTAGTATCATATCCGTGTGTTAATACAAAAAAACAGGGCCAATGGCCCTGTTTTGGTTGCGTGTGTTAGCAATTAGTTTCGACCAACCACAATTTCAATTGTGCCTTGTGCACCATCAAAATTCTCAAGTGCTTTACCAATAATAGTACCTGCACGAGCTGAGTTGTCCACTTGTGCGGCGCCGTTAGTGGCTGCCACCATCATGTCACCTTTGCGTACTGGTCCAACTACTCGACATGGCACACGACCTTGCAATGCTACCATTGCCACGTGTTCGCCAGTCAATCCAGCATTCATGATGTAACTTGGGTTCGTACTAACAACACCTGCCACACGAGTTGAACCTACTTCCGTTGACAGCGTAACTTCGTTAGTTCCTCCAAATGCCAGCACTGTTCCTGGTGCATACTCTGCGTCGGCAACATATTTTTCTGCCAAGTCAGCGTATTGTGCACTTGTTGCCTTGGCAAACACTGTGTTGAAGTAGACAGATGCGCTACCAATGTTACCGGTGCCGTTTGCATTGGCATTAATAATGCCGCCCACGGTAATTGTGTCGGTACCAATATCAATTGTGCCAAACCCAGATGTAATTGTTCCAGCATTTAGTGCGCCAACGCTAGTGATATTAGTTTGTGCCGCTGTGGTCAATGTACCCACAATACTGGTACCTTGCAGGTTACCCGATGTAATGTTGCCAGTCACAGCCAAACTACCCAATGTACCCACTGATGTAATGTTAGTTTGTGCGGCTGTGGTCAGTGTTCCCACAATGCTTGTACCACTCAGGTTACCTGATGTGATGTTACCAGTAACACTTAAACTGCCCAGTGTACCCACTGATGTAATGTTGGTTTGTGCGGCTGTGGTCAACGTACCTGCTACATTAGTAAATGTACCTGTTGTTCCACTTACATTACCGCTTGACACGTTACCAGTAACACTCAAGCTACCCAATGTACCCACTGATGTAATGTTGGTTTGTGCGGCTGTTTGTAATGTACCAGTTAGTGTTGCACCTGAATTACCAATTGCGGCTGCGTTCACAGTGGCTGCTGTTACTGTTCCGCCAGTTGCAATATTACTACCTGATATATTACCATTAGCAATAATACCGCCACTTGATCTCCAAGAAGTAGTAGCATTGTCAAACGTCCAGGTAAGGTACGGACTACCAACTGGGCCCACTTCATAACCGCCACCGTTGGCTGCAGAGCTGTTGATTGCATTGTTGGCAACGCTGATCACCAAGTCGTTAGTGGTAACAGTATTAGAGTTAATGGTTGTTGTGGTACCTTCAACTTGCAAGTTACCCTGGATAACCACTACACCGTTTGTGCCACCAGGGCCGTTTGGATCTAGTGTCATTGTTGCACCACTGGATACAATTGTGTTAGCGTTAATTGTAAATCCACCAATTGTGGCTGTTCCGGCAGTTGAAATATTACCACCTGATACGTTACCAGTTACTGCCAAGCTTGTTAGTGTACCAACACTAGTAATATTAGTTTGACTTGCTGTGGTCAATGTGCCAACAATATTGGTTGCGCCTAGGTTACCCACGTTGGCATTACCCGTAACATTCAAGCTACCCAATGTACCAACACTAGTAATATTAGTTTGACTTGCTGTGGTCAATGTGCCAACAATATTGGTTGCACCCAAGTTGCCCACGTTGGCATTACCTGTAACACTTAATGCGCCTAATGTACCTACTGATGTGATATTGGGTTGGCTTGCTGTGGTCAATGTGCCAACAATATTGGTTGCACCTAAGTTGCCCACGTTGGCATTGCCAGTTGCATTTAGTGTTCCAGTAATATTAGCGCCAGTTGTGGTGACAATTACCACGTTGGCTGTGCCTGCGGCACTCACAGTCACGTTGCCATTAAGGAATGTTCTAACGTTGGCTGTGCCGTTTTGTATTGATGTTGCATCAATGCCAGTCAACTGACTACCATTACCTAGAATGTAGCTACCTGTTACGTTGCCACTTGCTGTGACATAACCAGTTACATCAGCACCGCCTGTGCTTAGTGTTTGTACTGTTGCGCCTGCAACATTTGCACGGATGTTACCACCAGAGCTAATAACACTAACTGCACTTGTGCCGTTTTGAATTGATGTGGCGTCAATACCTGTTAACTGACTACCATTACCTAAAATGTAGCTACCTGTTACGTTGCCGCTTGCAGTGACATAACCAGTTATGTTAGCACCACCTGTGCTTAACACTTGTACTGTTGCACCAGCAATGTTAGCGCGAACATTGCCACCAGAGCTAATAACACTAACTGCACTTGTGCCACTTTGTATTGATGTAGCATCAATACCAGTTAACTGACTACCATTACCTAGAATGTAGCTACCGGTTACGTTACCAGTTGTAGTAATGTTTCCAGTTGACGTAAATCCAGCACTAACCACGTAGTTCTTTATAGTGTCAGAAGTAACACTAAAACTACCATTGTTGTTGGCCACTGGGAACTGTGTTCCGCTTGCAAGATTTGCAAGATTCGGTAATTGACTAATTTTTATGTTTGACATGTTTAATTCTCCGTAATAAGTCTATCAGCGCCATTTTCTGTAATGATAAAATCATTGGCTTCGGTCACAATCCACGAAAATGTTACTCCGCCCCCGGCCCCAATTTGGATGCCATCGCCGAAATCAATTCCTGGTCCTATTTCGATTCCCATAATAATCCTTTACAAAATAATTGCAATAATAATTTTTTCGCCAGACTCTAAATTAGTCTCTAGAGATTTAGCAAACACCGATTGCCCGTAGGTCCTATCGGTTCCGACACTTTCTGCAAATCCAGCTCTGTCTGATGTAACTAGGCTATCGCCTTTGTTGACTGGTCCTGTGACACAGACTGGAATTTTTCCTCTTAACGCTACTGCAAGCCCGGGACCTTGCGAATTCATTAGGTACGCTGGGTTTGTAGATATTGCGCCTGCCACTCTTGCATCAGCCCGAGTAGATGTTACAGTAATTTCTTTTTCGCCACCAAACACAACCACTGTGCCTGGGGAGTATTCTTGATCAGCCTGATAAATTTCTGCCAAGTCAGCATACAACGCCGACGTTGCTCTTGCAAAAACAGTATTAAAGTATGTGCTACTTGTGCCAATGTTGCCGACACCGTTGGCATTTGAGTTAATAATACTGCCAACAGTGATTGTACCAGTGCCAACTGATAGGTTGCCTGTGATATCAACTCCAGTTGATGTCACTGTGAACACATTTGATGCGCCTGCGGCGCTGATAGTAACGTTGGCAGAAGCAAAAGTTCTCACATTTGATGTGCCATTTTGTATGGCTGTGGCATCAATGCCAGTTAGCTGACTGCCATTGCCTAAAAAGTATCCAGCTGTGATGTTGCCACCAGTTCCTAGATTGCCCACATTGGCATTGCCTGTGGCGTTGAGTGTTCCGGCAATGTTGGCACCAGTTGATGTAAACACTGCTACATTGGGGGTTCCTGATACCGAAATGCTAACATTAGCATTTGCGGCAACTGAGACATTTGATGTTCCATTATTGATTGTAGCAAGACTGATACCAGTCAAGAACGCACCATCGCCAAATACATAACCAGCAAATAGATTGCCCGTAGTGACTAAATTGGCTGCTGTGACATTACCTGTCACACCTAGTGTCCCTTTGATGTTTGCACCGGACCCGGTGATATCAGCTATACTTTGGCCAGAAATATACATTTCTATATTGCCGCTGGCCACTGGTATGCTTACATTTGATGTTCCGTTGAACACTCGAGTCTGATCAGATTGTACTCCGGTAAGTTGACTTCCGTTGCCAATAAAATAATTTCCGTTTATGTTACCTACAGCATTTATGTTACCAGCAACTCCCATTGCAAATGGATTGATAACAACTACGTTAGCAAAGCCCGACACTGTGGCAAAAATATCACCTCCGGGCCCTGTGATTCCAAATATTGACGCTCCGTTGGCCACTTGTGATACTGCAACGTTTGAAATTGCTGTAATGTTGGTTAATAAACTACCATCGCCACTAAAATAATTAGCTATAACATTGCCAGTAACCACTACGTTACTACCAATTGCCAAATTTGGTCCGTTGGGTTTTGATGTTATTGTGTTTGCAACTATTGTTGCAATAGAAATATTGCCGCCTGCGACATTGCCTGTAACTGTTAGAGAACCAAGGGTACCAACTGAGGTAATATTGGGTTGTGAGGCTGTGGTTAATGTGCCAGCTAGATTGGTAAATGTGCCTGTTGCTCCATTTACATTTGCTGAAAATATGCCGTCAATACCGGACACTGTGGCATTTGCTATTAGGTTGCCAGCAACTATATTGCCAGGCAGAGCTACTCCACCAGTTAGAGAAATATTGCCATTGATTGCTAGACCAGAGTCGGATATTACCGCTACATTAGAAGTACCATGTATGGTAAAGGCAACGTTTCCGTTTAATTCAGGAATTTCTACAACTGTGTTACCATAGCTGATTCTGTCGCCTGCGATGTTACCTGTGGCAGTTAGATTTCCGCCCACGGTCAGGTCACCACCAATAAATCCATTGCCACTAACTGCTAAATTTTCAACCGTTGACAGATTGCCGGCGGCCACAAGGGTACCAGAAATAATCACTTGATCTGCGGCCAAGGTTATTGTATCCCCCGGGTTAATGGCGTTTACAACGTAGCTGCCGTCAATTCTTTTGTATGTGGTCATCTATAGATCTTTCGTTGTATTTATTCGTTCACAAAAAGTATTCATGGATACAAATTCAAGATTTTTCAAATTTGCAAGCTCAGGCAAGGTAGCTGTGGTCGGGCCCATTACCCGAATAAACCGAATTGTTGGGTTGTCTTCGATTACTTTAGACAATTGTTTTGCCCAATTTCCTGTATAGGTAGGGGCAGAACCAATGGGTTTATAAAACTCAGTTCCAGCATAGACATTGTTGAATTTTCCATGCTCATCCGGTGCCATGTCAAATCCAACAAGATACACGGGATTTTCAAAATCTTTCACTGCAATAGCCACTGCATTTGGGCCTGAACTATAGCCAAAATATTCCTTGGGTACAGAGAGAGCCCCTGAATCAGGCAAGGGCCTGCGTGTGTAAAATCGGTTGTTTTTGCTGTAACCTGATTGTTGTATTGCTTGGCTTATGGGGCGATCTGTGGCCACAATTGCAGTGACCGTGTGAGTACGATAAAGACCATTGCAGCCATAAACTGGACCGCGTGTCATAAGTTTGTTAATATCAACACTTTCACGGCTTACACCATTACCTAGTACAAAAGCAACCATAAAAAACCTCCCTATTATGTAGTAGGGAGGTTCCAGAGTTGAAAATATTAAGGTCTGTAGTTGTCTAACTGTCCCCAGCCCATTGCATTTTGCTGTGTAGCAGAATTTGCAATGTTTTGTGTACCAGATTTGATAGCTGTGCCTTCATCAGTCCAGAAGTTGGTTGCATAGCGAACTTGTGGTGAACTGTAATCAAGTGCAAATTTGTTGGTCAACTTGCTGATGGTGATTTCAGTTGAGTCGGCGCCAACGTTCATGGTAATGGCCATGTTGCCCACTGTGGGTGTTACATCATCAACCAAGGTGCAAACACCAGCAATGTAAACAACTCCAGTTGTGGTTAACCCTGTGCCGTCAACTGTGGCTGTAAACACATCACCAGCAGAAGCATTTGTTGGGCCGCCTAGGGCTTTCCAGTTGGTATTACCAGCTGTGTTGATGTAGTAGGTTTGACCAGCAACAATGTCTTCGTCTTGAATTGTCACAGGTGCTGCCACTAGATACTTGATATTGGCTTTTTGACGGATAATAAATGCATAACGATACTGGCTGTCACCAGGAATGTACGCAATACATTTAACAACAGGGTATGCTGCCTGAGAAACATCACTTGCACCACCAACCACACCACCAAAGTTTGATGCTGTCATTGTAACTGGGTACACAGGATTGGTCAACTGTGACCACATGTTAAAGCCTTCGTCAACTGGTACACCTGCACCATATTGACCGATACCTTGATTGGTACCATATTTTTGTATTTTTAGAGGACGTCCCATTTTGTTTTCTCCTTAAAGAAGTCCGATGCGGGTTCTAGCCGCTACGCTGTTGGGGTTAATCATCAGCATAAAACGCCGTATTGCGTTGTGTTTGATATTTAGCTTAGATCAGTATTTCCCAGCTCTTGCTGTAGGTATACGGCCAGGCTGGTCGTATGATGGTGTTGCTTTGAAACTCTTTGTTGCTGTTGACCGACGTAACTGATTCAGTAAAGCTACATTCAAATACCTTGGTAGAAAATGTGTTTTTTGCGCCGCCTGTTACATCAGCACCTTGTATCACATAAGTCACCGGCTGAGATTTAAAGTTTAATAACCAAGGACTCATTTCTCGATCACCTTGATCAGTTTGTGTAAGCCCAATCCAGCGTGTGCCAAAGCTGTTGTAGCTGTTGGAGTTGGGTTGACGCACAATGTCCCAGTAGCCTGTGACTGAAATTCTACACTGGCTGGCAGGATATGTGTCACCGGTGTCAGGATCAGTGTAACTGGTTAGTTCATTGCCCACCACAGCAATGGGCCAGTTTTCTCCACGTAGATATAACAATCCGCCTGTGAGTGCCGGAACTTGTCCGGGGCTGTTGCTGTAGATTCCGTGATCAGTTTTGTCCGGCCAGCCCAGGCTGAGTCCAAATGTGGCTCGATCATTGTAGCCGGCTTGGCTGAAATTCCAGCGCCCTTGATCGATAACGTTCAACCCAGTTGATGCTGTGAGTTCAGCCTGACCTGAGTAACCTGGAGGTGTGTAAAATGTTGTTGCCATAGTGAGTTACTTATAGGCCATTACTTGTATGATCATTTAGACTCCATACCTTGATCTTGTTATTGTGTAGTTGTCTTGAATCTCTGTCGATGTCAATGCACGATTATAAACCAAGGCTTGTCCAATCCTACCTTGTAAGGTTTCAGTAGCGCCAACGTTAGTGGCACCAACTTGTAAAAGACTTGACGTTACATTGAGTCCTGTGGCTCCGGCTGAAGCAAATTGTGTTCCGTTGACCCAGATTTTTCTAGTGGTTCCGTCCCATTGCGCCACAATATTAGCCCACTGTGACGCAGGACTGACTGTGCTGGTTGCGGCTAGATCATTGCCATACCAGTAGTTTATTAAAGAGTTTGTGCCAGTGGTTCTAAGTTGATTGGTCTGGTTGGTAGTAATTGAATTACCAATACCGATCATGCCTCCAAAAGTAGGCCAGGTGCCTGTGGGCCATTGCGCCCACACACTCATGGTATAAGCACTTGTGCCAGTAGGAATTCCAGTAGTGGTTGCTCGGTTAAAATATCCATTACTGGCTAGAGTAAAATAGCCGCCACCTGATGCAGTATATGAAATACTGCCTGAGTTCTGCATAGTAACATCGTTACCGTTGCCACTTAGATCAAACCAAGTGGTGCCTGTGCCTGGATAACTTGTGGTATTGTTGGCGTCAAGATACAGTTGTAGGCCGTTGGATACAACACCATCATATACAGTGACGCCGTTAAGAGTTACACCTTGTATTATCATAGTTGATCCATTAACTGATTGCTATCCAACCGTAACGCACAGTGACATTGCCGCCGCTGGTGTTGTTGATGCCAAAGTCAAATCTATTGGTGGTTGAACTGGGAGCCACATTGCTACGAACTATGGCGTTTGCTGTACCTATAAACTGATTGGGTATGCTGGTAAAGTCAATGGGTGTGCCTCCGCCGTTGTAGACCCAGGCATACTGAGTACCCACAACAGGCACATTGGTGTTGGTAACAGTGCCCGTGGCGTTCCACACCAAGATACCATTGGGAATATTGCAATCCACCCACATGTAGTAGGTCTCGCTGGGACTCACAGTGAAACTCTGAGTGCTGTTGCCTGTAGGCACTGTCCAAGCGCCTTCAAATCTTGTGACCACATTCACCGGTGTGTTGTTGGCATAGTTTACAGAGAATGTGTTGCCGGGTAGTGTTAAGTTACCGGTGTTGTTAAATGTCCAAGTGTATGAGCCGGCCACCAAGGTCACATTTGACTGTGTACCCACAATGTTACCAGCAACGCTCACAGTGACATTGGTCAATTCACTTCCGTTACCTTTAATGTAAGCACCGGTAACGTTGCCTGTGGCACTAATGTTACCAGGAGCACTTAAATTACCACTGGTGTCAAATATCCATTGTGCTGAATTGCCTGCATAGTCGTCGGTGTTGATCACAATATTGCCGGTATTGCTCAACAACACATACTTGTTGTCATCGCCGATGAACTGATTGAAGTATTGGTTGTTGCCAGTGTCAAAATGTATATGTGTAGGCTCATAAGTCACATCTCCACGCACTCGTAAGTATTGAACGGCATTGGCACTTGAACTACTTGGAGCCAGATACAATCCGCTCACAAGATTACTGATGCCAGTTCCTATTACAATCTGATCACTGAATGTCACATTTCCTGTATTAGCTCCGCCTGATCCACCATAGGGATCGCCATTGGCATAGTTAATGCTAGATGTATTACTCGGTAATGTCAAGTTGCCAACAGCATCAAATGTCCAAGTATTGCCGCCAGTTTCAATATTGACATGGCCTTCATTTGCTTGACCATTGCCTGAAGCGCCGCCCCAGATGTCAACATTACCACCTGTTGCTGTGCCATATCCACCGTAGATTTTTACATCTCCACCGACTGTGGCACCTTGCCCGCCGGTTATATGAACATATCCACCCACAGTATTACTGTAACCACCGGTGATATCAATATAACCTGGGTAGCCACCGGTAGTGGCTGCATCGCCTGCTTCCATACGAATGTATCCGCCTGAACCACCTGCACCACCTACTGTATTAGCACCGCCTTGGCCACCGCGAATTTTAATGTCTCCGCCTGAACCACTAGCATTGCCGCCACGTCCGGCCCATAAGTAGATGTCACCACCTTCACCACCTTGATAACCTTTGCCTGGATTGATTACTAGTCGTTGGCTGTATTCATTACCTAATGTACCATCAGGGGTTGAGATGATTGCTTCTTGTGTGCTATCACCAAACAACAATGTTTGACCAGTGATTGTGCCGCTAGGATTATCACCGCGCTGAACACTTACTGTTGGGAATATTGTTCCGCCACCTGTAGCAAATGTCCAGTTGTAATCTATTTCTGTAATAGGATTAGATATGCCGATACTTACTAGTTCATCTACGCTACTAATGTTTACTCTAGCAATATTATTACTACCTGCATCATAACTGTTTAATCCTAAGAAGCCATTAGGACAAGTATTGAATTGAGTTGTATTACCATAGATAGCAATATTAGCATCATTGGGTAGTGTTAAGTTGCCATCTGTGCCAAACAGCCATAATTGGTTAGTGGTACCCTGGTCGGCTACAATAGCAACAGCATATGGGCTAGTTATTCCTAAGCTGCCTTCACCTGGACCTATGTAATAGTTGTAGGGGAACGTTAACCCACCATCGGCACCAAATGACCATGCCTGTACATTTTGGCTATTCCCAATATTACCTGCTAGTAAAGTAACATTACCGTAAGTATTATATAATGATACTGAGTTTCCGTCACCTTGTAGAGGAATACTCATCCCCGCAGTTTGACCATTACCTAAATCTGAATTGTTTATGACAACACCACTGTTAGAGTAAATTACATTATTATTAAAACTAATGTTACCTGTGTTGGCACCTAATTGAACTTGATCTCCGTTGGCATAGTTAATACTAAATTCATTAGCAGGTAATGTTAAGTTACCTGCATTATCAAATACCCATCTATTGCCGTTTACTTCAATATCTGCTTCGCCATCTTCTACCCATATGTAAGTATTAGCACTTTCTAATTGTGCGTAATTATTACCTACTATATTAACGATATCATTAGTAGATGCAATCACATCATCATTAAATGTAATGTTACCTGTATTAGCAATACCGGTTGCATTAGCCCAAACTAAATTACCTAAACCATTTGTTGTTAACACTTGTCCATTAGCACCACCTGTAATATGAACTCTACCGGCAGCACCTAATGACACGTTACTAGTGTTTATTAAATTAACTGTTGCTAATGAATTGCTTACTGTTAGTCCAATCAAAGTCCCCACAGATGTTATGTTAGGTTGTATATTTCCTGATACTGTTCCTGCAACTCCTGCTTCTGCATAATCTGTACCAGCACCACTAAGTATAACATTAGCCATATTGCTAACGGAAGTTTTCTGTGTGACTGGAGTACCTGTCATATTTACAACTGGTAAAATGGTGGAACCTGTTAAGTTTGCACCAATGTCAGATAATTGTGTAATTTTAATTGTTGTTGTCATTTTCTATTTCCTAATATTTTTACGCAAATATTGCCCCGTTATTCCCTACACAGAACCACTTGCTCGCTATATATTGTAATGTACATGCATCACCGGTATTGGTAAAAGTCATTGTACCTGTGCCAGTCCATCCGTGATTAGTAACAGTAATAACCATATTACCACCTGAACTTAGCATCATAAACGTTTTAATTTGTCCTGCTGTACCGATAGCTAATGTCGCTGTACTTGCAGTAACTGTTGAAAAATAACTAGCAGTTACTGCTACATTTACAGCACTACTAGAAGCTAAATTCTCGCTACCATTCAATATCAATTGCCCAGCAACAACTACATTTGAGGGTAAATTTACTGTTAATGTTCCGGTAGATGTTACAGGGCTACCAGTAATTGTTAAATTTGTGCTGGTTACACTAACATTAGTTACACCTGTATTAATAATATCTACTGTACCCGCAGTACTATTAGCATTTATGGTGATTCCGGTTCCACCGGTAAATGTATTGAACGGACTAGCATTACCAAAAAGATTCTCAAAGTTGTTTTTTGTCTTGTTAAATGCTGTGTATAGGCTGTCGCTACCCGTAGATTCGTTCTGTAATCCTACTAGTATAGGCTGTAGTCCTGAAATTGCCATAATTTAATCCTTATTATGTATTTATCAATAAAGACTAAATGTGATATTTGTCAGGATGGACTAAAACTTGACCCGCATCCGCATGTAGTTGCCGCATTGGGATTACTGATTTTAAACTGAGAACCGTTCAAATCTTCAACATAATCTATGCTGGCATTCTGTAAATATTGTGCTGAAATACTATCAACTAACACACTTATTGACCCGGATGGTATCTCAAAATCATCCTCATTTTGTTCCTCATCTATAGTAAAACCATACTGCATTCCACTACATCCGCCACCTTGCACAAATACACGAATTCTGGCTTTTGGATTGTTTTCCTCTGCTAAAATATCGGTTATCTTTATTGTAGCATTTTCTGTTATTTCTATCATA